ATCAATAGACTTATCTAAACTAGGAGATTGAAACCAGGTTCTGTCACCTTGTTGCTTTGCACGAAAGTGATGGTAGTGACCAGTAATTAAAATCTGACACTCACCTGCAGGTAAAAATCCATACATCTGACCCTTCCACCAGTTTTCTATTTTAGTTTCAGGATTACCACCACTAGACCCTGTCATATGACCATGTGTCCAACCACATGTAATACCTTTGATGTCCATTACTTGATGAAATCCATCAGGTATATCTACCGATACTTTTTTATATCTATCTGGATTAGCTTTCATTATTTCTTCACATATCTGCAAGTGCATTGTGTCTGTGTTATCTAACCTGTCAGTAACAACTTGACCTTTCTGTGAACGAGATGCTTCTCCATGATTTCCTGGACATCCTGCCAATTTTAATTTGTCAGCATGAGGTAGAAATGTTTCTATGGTTTTCATAATCATAGACCTAGCTAACGCATACTGTTCTATCATTGATAGTTCAATATTAAAAGGTTGACTGTCATAAAATCCATAACAATTTTCTGTTAAGTCACCTAGACCTATCATGTATATCTCATCTATTAGTACACCTGATTTACGCAGTTCTTTAATTCTATTTATTGCATCTTGTAGTGCTATATCATATCTTTTGATTGTGTTCTCAACACCATAATCTTTTTTACCAAGCTGCCAATCTGCCATAAAAAATAAAAAAGCAGTGTCACCTCCATGTGTTTTAAGTTTTAATGGTGGTTTTCTACCTGCTTGTTTAAATAATGCTTTAAAGTATTTATCTTGTCCAGGTCTTTTTTTCTTTACAATACCTTTGAATGCGTAAAAAGTTTCAGTAGTTCCACCTTTGAGTTGTACATTCCATGATGATGCACGAACTGAACCTTCTATTTCATAGTGTTTAGGGTCAAATCCCCATTCTCTTAATATAGAATCAAATTTATTTCTATAATCTGGGTCTGTTCCGACATGAGTTATTTCACCTAACCCTGTCTGTTCGTTAACTTCTAGTCCTGGTTGCCACCCTGACTTATAAAAGTTATTACCCCATTCTTCTGGTATTTTAGGCATAATACCTCCTTTGCCCTGTTGTTATAATCCTACTTGGATATTTGTTTTTTTGCGTATGTCTTGACTACTGCTAGTGCAGCACCACCACCTGCTAATGCAGCTAACTGAATTGTTTCAGCTTCTACACCAACTAAAGGTGCTACTGTTAATGCACCAATGAACGCTTCAATGAAGGTCCAGGCAGTTCGTTCAAGCATATCTTTCAAGTCATCACTCATCTTGTAACTCCATGCTTCATTCCAAGGTGTCCACCATAAGTCCTTCTTGAACTTCCCCTCTTGGGTTCTTCTTCTATT